ATGAAGTACCTGAAGTCGAAGAAAACCCCGTAATCAATCGAGGCGACATTATTGAGCTTGGCAATCATAGGCTAATGTGTGGGGACAGTACGAGCGAAGATGATGTTAAAAAGCTGATGGATGGGGCAAAGGCTGATGTTGTATTTACAGACCCACCCTGGAACGTTAACTATGGGGCAGTCAAAGACGACAACCCACGAGGTTATAAACCAAGAACTATTATGAACGATTTTATGGGAACAGAAGATTTTAAAAAATTTATGTTTTCAATCTTTAAAAACATGAAAAATAATAGCAAAAAAGGGTGTATGACTTATGTTGTAATGTCGTCACAGGAATGGGGCAATATGATGTTAACATTAGCTCAAAATGATTATCACTGGTCCAGTACAATAATATGGAACAAAGACACGCTTGTCATGTCAAGAAAAGATTATCACACAAAGTATGAGCCTATCTGGTATGGTTGGCTTGATGGCTCTAGGCTTTGCCCTCTTGAAGATAGAAAGCAATCTGATGTTTGGGATTTTAAACGCCCAAAAGTTAGTGAGCTACACCCGACTATGAAACCTGTGGAGCTAGTAGAAAAAGCAATTTACAACTCATCAAAAACAAAGGATGTCGCATTAGACTTATTTGGTGGAAGTGGCACAACAATGATTGCCTGTGAAAACATTACAAGAAAAGCCCGTTTAATGGAACTCGATCCCAAATTTGCTCAAGTAATCGTCCAAAGATGGTGCGACTACACACAGATAGACAAAATCAAGATCAACGGGGTAGAGGTTAATTGGGAAGATTACAAAGAAAAAAATAAACGCTGATAATCAAATATTCAAGAGCTTAAGGTTAACGCCTTAAGCCTTTTTTTATAGATAATTAGTTAATATTTAATATCAAAAAAAGGATTAAAAATGTTTAAAAAACTAGACGAAACGGCAATCTTGCCAATGGCAAAAACAAAAAGAAGTGCAGGTTTTGATATTTGCACAATCAAGGATTTTACAATTTATGCAGGCGAAACTTTGTTAATAAAAACCGGCATTGCATTAGATACAGATTTGCAATATGAACATTTGTTAAACGAAGGGGCTAAGAGCGGAATATTTATTGACAAACAACAGTGGGAATTTTTCCTTGATTCACATTACTTCGATTTAAAACCAAGAAGTAGCATACGAAAAAAAGGATTAAGCTTTTTGTCTGATGGAACAATAGACTTGGACCACAAGCAAGAAATTGGCTTATTGATACACAACCATAACCGCGAAGGATTTATTGAATTTAAAAAAGGTGACGCAATAGGTCAGCTAATTTTGGCGCAGCATTCGGGTTCGATTTTAGATAACTACATATTGCAAACTGAAAGATCAGGCGGTTGGGGAAGCACAAATGAAAATTGAGGAAACATTATTAAAAGTAAAAAAGGCAGGTTTTACTCATGACAATGTTGACAATAAAAGCGTAGATTGGTACACGCCAAAATGGATATTTGATGGACTTGGAGAAGTGTTCGATCTTGATCCTTGCCAACCGATAGAGAAAATCGAATGGATACCTTGCAAAAAACATTATTCAATAATTGACAATGGACTTTTGCAGCCGTGGGAAGGGTTTGTGTGGCTTAACCCACCATACGGAAAATATACGAATGATTGGCTTGCCAAAATGGATTCTCATAAAAATGGTATAGCTTTAGTTTTTGCAAGAACCGATTGCGGTTGGTTTCACGATTATGTTATGAAAGCAGACGCTATTTTGTTTTTGCAAAAACGAGTTAGATTTGTTGATGGCTTAGGGGTGACAAGCGGAAACGGTGCAGGAAGCGGATCAATGTTGATCGCGTGGGGCGAAAGGGGCGTTAAAGCCTTAGAAAAAATGAAAAACAGGGGGGCGTTATGGAATTTGAAGTAATGGTGGAATCTTATTCAAAAATGAGAATTAAGGCTAATTCAAAAGAAGATTTGATTGAAATGATAGAAAATGGCAACATTCCAGACGAGGCTTGGGATACGTTAGACATATTCGAAGAAAACATATTGGCAGAAACAGCAAGAGAGATTAAGCATGTATAAATGTAAAAACTGCGGGAATGAAAAAACCTTTGTTGAGCGAAATTGTTATTTAACAACAATTGTTTTAGAAGATGGCGAGGTGGTCAGCAATAATGATGATTTTGAGGATTGTATCGAGGTAATATGCTTTGAGTGTGAAGCAACAAGCAAAGATGAAAATATAAAAATAGGTGTAGATAAATGAAAACTGAGGAAGCTTCAAAAAAAATTTGTCCTTACTTAACAAAGGATTTAATTGTACATTGTGTGACAAGCGCTTGCATGGCATGGGAGTTTGATAAAAAAGTGAAAAGAGATGGCAAAAGCATGGTTTTGTATGATGAGGATCATAAGCCAATTTATGAAAATTTAGAATCGGGATTTTGTAAAATTATGGACATTAAGCTTTAAGCCAAAGGATAAACAATGAAAGAGATATATAGAGGAAATAAATTTTTTGTATTTACAAGAGATTATTGCACACATTTTGATAAAACGATAAAGTATGGTTGTAGCAATTTTCAATGTACTTTGGGTGTAAAAATACCATTTAGTAAAAAAGCAATATTTATAACAAGGATAAAATGATGACACCATTTGAAATAAATAAAATATTTTGTAAAAGAATATTAGAAAATTATGAAGGAATATATGAAAGAGTAATTAACTGTAGTTTTGTTGATGGTGAGGTTACAATATGTTATGAGGATAATAACTCTACTTTTTTAACTAGAAACTTTAAACTTGATAAATATAGATTTGCTGTTTATATTAAAGAAATAATAGAGCAATATGCAAAAGATTTAGGCTTAAAAGCTGTATGGATAGACTTAAATGATTTATCAAAAGATGAGGGATATTACTTTAGACACTGCAATGAAGTATATCAAGGATTATTTGATTGTGAGTTAAAGGTAAATAAATGATTAAGTTATACAAAACTTTTATGCAAGCTCAGAGCAACAAGCAGTATTTGACGCTTGTATGTACATTCTTGATATTAAAAAAGAAGGATAAACAATGACAGCATACCCGACTAAATACGAAATTTATGAAGATGATGAATGTACTGAATTAATGGCAACATTCAATGCATTTGATGAAGAAACATTTGAAGTTAAAGTTGATAATAAATTAATATCATCAGGCGACTTAATAAAATTAGCAAAGTTGCTAGAAATAGCAGAAAAACAATTAAAGGAAGGAATAGAAAAATGACAGCATTAGAAATATTAAAACACTATCAAGAATACAAAGTAGAAATTAATCAAGACACATATTGTAAACCAGTAGGTGTTAAAAAAGAATATTATATAAAAGCAATCGCAGAACTTGAAGATTTAAAAAGCAGAAGTTGCAATAACTGTAAATACTATGAGGAAACAATTAGAAAAAATGTAATAATATGTACAAAGTTAAATACAAATTATGGTAAAGACTTTTATTGTAATAAGTATGAAGCCAAAGAAAAAAAATGATTGAATTAAGTTTTAATGCAATATGGTTACCAATAATTTTTACACTTCCTATGCTATTGATTTTTGCAGCAAAAGATGCTTTAGGTGGAATTATTGCTACAGCCATAACAACACCAATAGCATTAATTGCTTGGATATTGTACAGCATTTTTAAATAAAGGAAAAGAATGACAGCATTATTAATTATTGGCGCAATGTTGTGTATTATTGGTATAATTGTCCTAAATGAAATTGAGGATTAGGGCAAATGGCCGATTCAATCGACGAATATTACGAACTATGCGAGTTTTGTGATTATGACATAAGATTGACGGCCAAATTAGTTTATAGGGAATTTAAAAAAGATTGGATCATAAAAAAAGCCGGTTCAGACAATAGGCAAAGAGAGTTGTTTACAAAGTTATACAAGCTACGATACAAAGAATCAAGAATTATTGAAGACATGGAAAATTTACGCGTCGAAAAATACAAGATTACAATTAGCAGATTGTTAGATGGCGACGCAAAAATACTTTTAGAAATAAAAAAATCAATACTTCAACAAATAGAAAACGCAAAGGGACTTTTTAATGGCACGACCTCAAAAACATAATTGGAGCTTGATACAAAAATATTATGAAGCAGGAATGACGCAGACTGAAATAACAAAGAAATTTAATATTTCAAAAGGCACACTAAGCGAAAAGGTTAAGTTGGAAAAATGGGGGGTTTCCGAACAGGTTACCGAACGAATTAATGGCGTTGTAGCCGCATCAAATGCGGTTTCCGAACTTCCGGCACAGGAACAGCGTATTGCGACCGAAATAATCGAAGAAAAACTAAAAAGAAACAAAGCAATTGATGGAACAGCTTTTAAATTATTGAAAAAAACACTTGCTTTAATAGATGATGCAGAAACGCTTAAAGACATGAAAGACGGCGCAGATGCGGTTATTAGAATAAAAGAGGTTTTATTGCCGGAGTCTAAAAAGCCCGAAATAATGCAAGAAGTAAACCTTCACTTAAACAATGCAAACGTACAGCAAAGCATTACAACGCAAGATGAAGCCTCGCGGGTTTACTTAGATATGATCGGAAAGTAAGTGATTAACTACAAGCAACCCGATTATTTGCCGATATTTAAAAAGAGAATTGATTTTTTAAACAAGCTAAGGGCGAACCCCGAAGCAATACCAGCTATAAAACTACACTATAAGCACAATCCAATTGATTTTATAAACGATTGGGGCGTAACCTTTGACCCTAGAAAAAAACCCGCATTAATGCCGTTTATATTGTTTCCAAAGCAAGAAGAGTTTATTTCGTGGCTTAAAGATAGATATGAACTCAAAGAAGATGGGCTGGCGGAAAAATCGAGAGATATGGGTTTCACTTGGTTGGCGTCAGCATTTAGCGTTTGGCTTTGGCTATTCCATGAAGGATCAAAAATCGGGTGGGGTTCAAGAAAAGAAATGTTAGTTGATAGGGTAGGTGATCCCGATTCAATCTTTGAAAAAATACGAATGTTTATCAAATTTCTTCCGCAAGAATTTAGGCCAGAAGGATACCAAGAAAATAAACACGCAACATATTTGAAAATTATCAATCCTGAAAATGGAAATGTAATCGCGGGCGAAGCGGGAGATAATATCGGGCGGGGTGGACGTTCAACAATATATTTTAAGGACGAAAGCGCATTTTATGAACGGCCGGAAAAAATAGAGGCTGCACTTTCCCAAAACTCCGATGTTAAAATAGATATTTCTACGCCAAACGGCAACGGGAATCCATTCTATCAAAAGCGCTTTAGCGGTAAGGTTAGAACTTTTACTATGAATTGGCGAGATGATCCGCGAAAAGACGAAGCTTGGTATAAAAAGCAATGTGACACTTTGGATCCGGTAACAGTTGCACAAGAGATAGACATTGATTACTCCGCCTCAATTGAAAATGTATGTATTCCGGCAATATGGGTTGCGGCTGCAATAAATTATCAAATCAGAGCCGAAGGGCGCAAATTTATAGGTTATGACGTTGCAGATGAGGGGTCGGACTTTTACGCTATTGTTTCACGCCATGGAAATTACATTAATAATGTAGAAAAATGGAAAACGGGAACGACAACGCAAAGCACACGAAAAGTTTATAATATGGCGCTTGATGATAAAGTAGAAGTTATTAATTATGATTCAATCGGCGTCGGCGCTGGAGCAAAAGGTGAGTTTGCAGAGCTTAATACAAACGGATTAATTGAGATAAATGGGATCAATTCCGGAGATGGTGTTGGAATTGGTATGTATCGGGATACCGGCCGACAGAAGCAAGACATGTTTTATAATCTTAGAGCGCTTTTGTGGTGGGATATGCGGTTGCGATTTAAAAGAACCTATGAAGCAAAAAACGGTCTTGAAACTTATACAGAAGATGATTTGATTTCAATTCCAAACGATACAGAGTTAATCGCGGAACTATCGCAACCAAAATATTTATTTGCAGAAAACGGAAAAATCAAAATTGAAAGCAAAGCGGATATGAAAAAAAGAGGCGTTAAATCGCCAAACAAAGCTGATGCGCTTATGTTGGCATTTGCACCACAAACGGGAAGCCCGACGGCTATTTTGGATTACTATAAACAGCAAAACCAACATTAATAAAAAGAGTAAAATTAAACTAAAAAAGGGTTCAGTATGGCAGAAAAAACACCTATCGATCAAGGCATAATCGACAGAGTTGTTCAAGGCGTAAAATACGTTGTGACGGGCAACAAGCCAGACTCTTGGTTTGGGGCAGACAATCCACAAGAGCCACACGCACAAGAACAAGCGGCCGGACGTCAAGTTGATTACTTAACCGCGCTAAATATTGCGGTTCAAGCGAGAGAATATGACGGAACGCCGATAAAAGATAAATTTGCACAGTTGCGAAGTCTTGCCGATGGCTGGGACATCTTAAGGCTTGTAATTGAAACTAGAAAAGATCAAATTTGCGCTTTGGATTGGGATATTAAATACAAAGACGAAGAAAAAAAAGACGATGCAAAAGTGGAAACGCTTAAAGCCTTTTTTAGTTATCCAGACAAAGTAAACAATCACGAAACTTGGTTGCGGGCAATCCTTGAAGACTTATTTGTAATTGATGCGGCTTGCGCTTATCCAAGATTAACAAGAGGTGGACAGCTTTATAGTTTAGATTTGATGGACGGATCTACAATAAAAAAAGTCATTGATGATAGAGGAAGAATACCGCTCCCACCAAGTCCAGCTTATCAACAAATTTTAAAAGGTTTGCCAGCGGTTGATTATAATCGCGATGAGCTTATTTATTTGCCGCGCAACGTAAGAACAAACAAACTTTACGGCTACTCACCGGTTGAGCAGATAATTGTAACGATTAACATTGCGCTTAGAAGACAGTTAGGTCAATTCCAATACTACAAAGAAGGAAATGTACCAGAAGCGTTGGCGAGCGTGCCGGAATCGTGGTCAGCTTCACAGTTAAAAGAGTTTCAGCAATATTGGGATGCTATTATTGAGGGCAACATGGCGCAAAGAAGAAAATTAAAATTCATTCCACACGGCGTTAGTTATATTCCTACAAAAGAGCCGGTGCTTAAAGATGATTACGACGAATGGTTAGCAAGGGTGGTTTGTTTCGCGTTTAGCATAAGCCCGCAAGCTTTTGCAAAAATGATGAATAGAAGCACAGCGGAAACAGCACAAGAAGCAGCCGCAGACGAGGGGTTAAAGCCTTTGATGAATTGGGTGGAACATTTCCATAATTACATTATTCAAAAGTATTTTGGCATAAATGATATTTGCTTTAAATGGAAATCCAAAAAAGAATTAGATCCAAAAACGCAAGCGGAAATCGATCAAATTTATGTAAATAGCGGTATTAAAACTAAAAACGAAGTAAGGGGAGAGTTAGGGCTTGAACCATTAAGCGAAGAAGAGTTAATGCCTGAAATTATTAATCCTTTAGAAAGTGCAGACAACAAAGAAGAAACGGTGGGAAAGAAACAAGCCGGTTTGCCAATACTCAAAAATTTCAGTATTAGGAAAGCCGGCAGAAGCAAAAGCGACCGCGTTGGAGAAATTGAAGGAACAGTAATAGAAAAAATAACAGATCAATTTTTTAAGCTCAGTAAAACTACAAGCCAAAAAATAGGGAAAGCCTGGGGCATTTTAAACAGATGGCAAAAAAATGATTATGATCGTGTTTATATTAGCGGCATAACAGAAGGCAAGGCATATTTCGAAGATGTTTACGGGACTTTGATGCTTAAGTCTTTTGCAAAAGAAGGCGGAAGCGCGGAGATATTAGACGAGCAGATCCAAAAACAACTTGAAAAAGCTTTTGGGGATTTTTGGCGAGAAGTTTATTACCCGCAAATGGAAACATCGAGTTCGATTACTTATGGTGATATAGTTGCAAAAAGCAAGGGTGTTAACGATTATATAAACAAAATAAAAGATGTTAAATTTGACGTTATAGCAAAAGAAATTAGTCCTGATTTGGTTAGTGCATTTAAAGAAGGTGGGGCGGCTGGCTTTGAGGCGATAAGCTACAAAACCTCAAAAGATGATTACAAGATCATAAATGATTTGGCCGCAGATTGGGCAAAAGAACGAGGCTTAGAATTAGCAAAGCTTGACGAAACAACAAAAGATTTTTTAAGGCCAACAATTGAGAGCGCAATTTCAGATGGACTTACAGTTGATGAGCTTAAAAATTCGCTTCAAGAATCGTACGCGTTTAGCGATTATAGAGCTTCAATGATAGCAAGAACCGAATTAGCGTTTGCAGACGAGCAAGGAAATTTTGCAGCGTGGAAACAAAGCGGGATTGTAAAGTTTAAACGGTCTTTATTAGGTACAAATGAAAATCATGGCGAAGATGATATTGCAAACGCGGAACAAGGCATAATCCCGTTTGATGAGCCGTTTCAAAATGGGGATATGATGCCACCATACCACCCAAATTGCATGTGTTCGCTTATACCTATAATTGACGACAAGGAGGTTGATTAATGGCAGATATTAATTTAAAATTTCCTCAAACGGGAAGATTTATTGACGAAAGCGGGTCAGTTTATAATGTTATTGGAAAATATGGAAATTTAAAGACCGAAACAACTCTTGAAACAGCGGTTTATGAAGGTAAAGCGTTTGGAGTTTCAAGCTATGGATCTATTAACGCAGGGCAAAGCCTTACGATGATTGGAAACACAGATGGTAAATATATTCATTTCAACGGGTTATTAATTAGCTTTAGCTCAGGCGGTGTTTTGCTTGAATTTTTAGAGAATCCAACGGTTGTTTCGCAAGGATCTTTGCAAATTATAAGCAATAGAAACAGAAGCTTAAATATTTCGGCCTCAATGAGTGTTTATTTTGGCGGAAGTATAACAGGCGGAACATTAATTTTTACAGATAAGCCGCCAATTATCCCAGGTGTTGGGCAAAGAGTCTCTTCGGCAAATTCGGGAATTGATGCGGGGTGGATATTAAAACCAAGTACAATTTATGCAATTAAGCTAACAAATACAACCTCCGAAACAGTTGCGTTTTCAGCAAGTTTTGGTTGGACAGAATTATAAGGAGTAACTATGAAAAATATTTTTATACCATTCACAAAATCAGACGATGATGAAAGAATGGTTTTTGGATATGCTTCGACTGAAACCATGGATAGCCAAGGCGAAATCGTAGCAAAAGACGCAATCACAGAAGCCTTGCCGGAATATATGCGGTTTGGCAATATTCGCGAAATGCACCAACCAAGCGCGGTGGGTAAGGCACAAGAGGCAACGATTGACGAAAAGGGTTTATACTTAGGCGTTAAAGTTGTTGATGATGCAGCGTGGGCAAAAGTCAAAGAAGGTGTTTATAATGGCTTTTCTATTGGCGGGAAAATCGTTACAAAAATAAATGATACGATTACTAAACTACGCTTAACTGAGATTAGCTTAGTCGATAGACCGGCAAATCCCGAAGCGGTTTTTGCATTTTACAAGGGGGACGATATGGAAGAAAAAACAGAAGTCACAAAATCTGACGAAGCTTTAAACTTGATTAAAGGGTTTATGGGCGAGGAAGTTTGGGACTCAAGAATGGCTTTAGAAGCGCTTAGCAATGTAATGAATTTGCTTGGTTATGAACTAAACGAAGATGAGCAAATGCCAGAGCAAATACAAGCACTTCAAACAGCTATTAAAGCAATAAAGGCGTTCATAGTTAGCGAGATCCAAGAAGATAATGGATCAGGCGAAACAGCAGGACAAATCATTGAAATGTCGGACAAAGTGGACGATATAGCAAAAGCTGGCGCTTCAATCAGTCGAGCCAACAAAGACAAGCTTGCTAATATTATGGCTTTATGCAAAGAGCTAATGGGCAGCGAAGAGGAAGGCGAAGACGATAAAAAAGAAGATGAGGGCGAAGCGGAAAAAAGCGAAGCTTTAGAAGATTTGGCAAAAGCCGATGATCTTCAAAAATCTTTTGATCTTATGAAAAGCGAGCTTGAAATTGCGAAAAGCGATTTGCAAAAAGCACACGATAAGATTGTAGAGCTAGAAGCAATTCCAGCAACACCAAAAGGCGCATTGTTAGCAATAGCAAAAAGCGACGATGTTGCAGTCGGTGAGGTTATAGAAAAAGCGGTGGTGTATGATTCAAAAGGTAGCGTTAACGAGGTAGCGTCACTAATTAAATCAATTCACAAGGGCATATAAATTCGGAAAAACCGATTTATTTAATTGATGTATTATTACATCGATCCAAAAAACAAAAAAGAGAGGAAACAACATGAGTATGACAAATGAAAGTTTGGCAGCGCTTAAAGTAGCGCAAAGCACTCCGGACGATATTATTAAGTCGTTTGTACAACCTTCAACAGCTACAACAGGTTTACAAGCTTACAACCTTGAAGCACCAAGCAAAAAGCTTTATCCGGTACTTACACCGCTAAGAAATAGCATTGCAAGAGTTGGCGGAAGTTACGCGATCCAAGCAAATTGGAAAGCAATTACAAACGTTAACGTTAACAATGTAAGAGCGGGTGTTGCAGAAGGTAAAAGAGGTGGCGTTATTTCACACGCACAAAGCGAATATTTTGCGGCGTTTAGAGGCTATGGACTTGAAAACAATGTAACTTTCGAAGCAAACTATGCGGCTAAAAATTACGAAGATGTAAAAGCTTTAGCGGTTCAACAAACACTTGAAGCAACTATGATTCAAGAAGAGAGATTGATCCTTGGTGGTAATACTTCGGTAACTATGGGCAAAACAGGAACTCCAACGGTTGTTGCAGCTGATACAGGCGGTACTCTTGCGGCTGGTACTTGGAGCGTTATTTGTGTTGCTTTAGGACTTCAAGCTTACCTTGATGCAGTTGGTGTTAATAACGGTTCAACAGGATCTTATTTCAATGCAGCAACTTCAATCGTTCCTTCACAAATCACAAGAACAAACGCTGATGGTTCAACTGATACATTTGGCGGTGGATCTGCTCAAAAATCAGATGCAGCAACAGGCGTTGTAAGTGTTGGCGTAAGTGTTGGTAAATTATCTTGCTCAGTAGCGGCAGTAAATGGTGCAGTTGGTTACGCTTGGTATGTTGGCGCAGCTGGCGCAGAAAAATTGAATGCGGTTACAAATATCAACTCAGTTGTTATCACAGCGGCTTCGGCAAGTGGCGCACAAGCAGCAAGCGCTTTGATAGATGCAGACAATTCTAAATCTGATTTAGATTTTGACGGTCTATTGTATCAAGCGTTTAAATCAGGTTCAAATGCTTATATCAAAACAATGGCAACAGGTACAGCGGGAACAGGTACGCCTTTAACTTCTGATGGTGCTGGCGGGATCGCAGAGTTTGAGGAAGCGTTTATCGGTTTCTATAACAAATATAGACTAAGCCCTACTAAAATCTATTGCTCGGCAACAGATTTGATTAAAATCACTAAGTTGATTATTGGTAACGGTGGCGCTCCATTGTTGAGATTAACAACTGATGTTGGAAATCCTTCTGCAATTTCAGCGGGTATGGTTGTTGGCGAATACTTGAATAAAGTAACAGGAACAAAAATTCCTTTAGTTGTACATCCAAATATGCCAGCGGGAACAATCTTCTTCTTTACTGAAAGCTTGCCTTATCCACTAAGCAACGTGGGCAATGTTTGCCAAATGTTAATGAGACAAGATTACTATCAACTTGAATGGCCACTCAAAACTAGAAAATATGAGTACGGCGTTTATGCTGATGGCGTGCTTCAACATTATGCACCATTTTCGATGGGTATTATTACAAATATCGCATAATCAAGGGAGAGGCAACTCTCCCACTTTAAAAAGGGAAAGCAAATGAAATTAAAAGCACCAGAAAGTTGCAAAAGCTTGTCTTTAGAAGGCAAAAGTGTTGAGATCATAGACGGATTTATTGAAGTCACGACACATATTGAATTTTTGCTTGATAATGGTTTTTCAATTGTAGAAGAAGAGCCACAAGAAGAGCCAAAAAAGAAAACAAGGGGTAAATGATGGCACTTTGCACACTTGACGAAGTAAAACAATATTTAGGCATTGAAACAACGTCAAGCGACGAATTGTTAACATCTTTGATTAACAACGGGAGTGAGTTTATAGAAAACTACACAAACCGAAAGTTTGCAATAACTGATTATTTGGAAATACGCGACGGCACAGGAAACGCAAAAATGCCGATTTATTATGCGCCAATTATAGAAATTACAAGCGTTAAGATTTGGGACGCAGAAGTCACAGCTAAGAACACTTCAAATTTGATTTATTTTACCGATGGAAATGTGTTTCCAATAGGTGTTATGAATATTCAAATAAGTTACAAAGCTGGCTTTGCAAGTACACCTTTGGACGTCAAGCAAGCTTGTATTGAATTAGTTTCGTATAAATACAAGCAAAAAGATAGAATCGGACTCAATAGTAAAACGTTAGCTGGTGAAGTAATTAGTTTTGAGCATAAAGACATAAGGGCAGAAATCAAAAATGTTTTAGCATCTTATGTTAGGGTGGTTTAATGGTAAAAATTGAATTTATTGGCGATAAAGAAGTAGCTTCAAAGCTCAAAGAGTTAGAGCCAAAAATTTATGATTCTTTACTTTCAACTATCACAAAACTATCAATCCAACTACAAGCAAAAATTAAATCTGAAAAGCTAACCGGACAGGTATTAAAAACACGTACCGGAACGCTTAGAAGGTCAATTAATTATAGAGTAGATAAAACACCAAGTGAAATTATTGGGCGTGTTGGTATTGGGGCAGACGCGGCTAAATACGGGATTATGCACGAATTCGGATTAAGAGGGACGGAAAATGTACGGTCACACTTACGAACAATTAAAAAGGTTTGGGGCAAATCTATTTCTCCAAAACAAATAAGCGTAAGATCACACACAAGAACCGTTAATTATCCGGAGCGTTCATTTATGCGGACAGCGTTGGCAGAAATGCGACCAATTATTCAAAGCGATATTAGCAAGGCGGTTAAGGTATGAACAGGGAAGCAATTTATCAAGCGTTATTTGATAAGGTTAAAAATATAACGGGATTAAAAACAGTTTCGCGCAAGTTAAAACATTGGAATGACGTTCCACCGAGCGAACAGCCAGCATTATTTCAGATTCAAATAAACGAGTCACCGACGCAAGTTAAAGGAATGCCGGCGCAATGGGATTTTAGCGCTTCTTTGTATTTATATGTAAATTCGCAAGATGGGAATCCGTCAACCTTGCTTAACCAATATTTAGACAAAATCGAAACAGCATTGAAGCCAAACTATAATGGCTTTCAAGAATTGGGCGGGTTAGTTTCGCATTGCTGGATCGGCGGGACAATAGAAACCGATGAGGGCGTTTTAGGCGATCAAGCAGTTGCAATCGTGCCAATAAGCATTAAGATAGCAAACCAAAATTTTGGTTAATGCTATAATTTTTAAAATTTAACAGGGGGAAAAAATCATGGCAACTTATCAATTTGGAGCCGGATCTCTTTGGGGTGTTGATTCGTCAGGAAATGCAATTCAATTTGGAACGCTTCAAGAAGCAAGCATTGAAACATCTTTCAACACCAAAGAGCTTTATGGTTCAACACAATTTCCGGTCGCAGTTGCGAGAGGAACGGGGAAGGTAACAGGGAAAGCCAAGTTTGCACAAATCAACGGTGAGATTTATAACTCACTATTTTTTGGCGCAAATATGGTTACAGGCCAAGTGCTAACAGCTAACGGCGAAGCGGGATCAATTCCGGCAAGTTCACCTTATACGGTAACAGTAACAAACAGCGCAACTTATTCAGAAGATTTGGGCGTTAAATTTAGTGATACCGGATTGCCACTTACAAAAGTTAGTTCAAGTCCAGCGACAGGTCAATATTCAGTAAGTGCAGGCGTTTATACATTTGCAGCGGCTGACACAGGCAAAGGTGTTGCGATAAGTTACACTTATACAAACAGCACAACAGGTAAAAAAATTGTTGTTACAAACCAACTTTTGGGAACAACACCATTTTTCAAAATTTACTTTACAGCTATTTATAATGGTAAATCAGTAAACTACCAACTTGCAAAATGTACTTCAAGCAAATTAAGCTTTGCAACAAAACTTGAAGATTTCGCAGTGCCAGAATTTGATTTTGCAGCATTCGCAGACGATAGCGGCAAAGTTATGACAATTTCAACAGCTGAGTAAAAATAAAAAAAGGAAACGATTACTTATGAAAATCGAAATCAAAGGCAAGTTTTATGAAACAGGAAAGCTTGCCATGATCCATGCAATCGAAGCGATGGGCTTTGATAAAAAGATCAAAAACGGCGAAATGACAGAAGTTGATAGCTTTGAAGCTATGATTGATATTTTGGCACAATCTATGATTAATGGGACAGAAAAAATCCCTTATGACGAAATAGATTTGGCTAAAAAAGAGCAATACATTAAGCTTATAAAATATAATTTAGCGATAACAGACATAGAGCCGATTTATGCAAATATCGTCCAAGAAATGACAGGAAAACACTCTAACGACGAGGGAAAGTAACGCAGGTTGATTGGGACGAAATAATTGCGCACATTGTAGCGTGTACGGGTTGGCGGTGGGATTATATCCTTTACCGCACAACGCTTGAACAAATAATTTCACTCAACAAATATTACGAAAAAAATCCACCAATTCACATTATGGTAAAATCTTATTTAGGAATTAAGACAGAATCTCCAAAAGAACAAAATTTTGATGAGTTTATGTCGCAACTTCAAAACGAAGGATTTTTTTAAAATGGCAGAAGAACTAAACGCACAAGTCAGGATTACGGCGGCGGTCGAAGGGCTTAAGGCTGGTATGGCGGAAGCGCAAACATCATTTACAAGCGCAACTAATAGTATGAAAGCGGCCGCTGAGTCAACAATGGCCGTATTCACAAGATTTAATGTAATATTGATGGGCATAACGACTATTTTGGCCGGTGGCGCAGCATTTAAAGACTCGGTTAATGAGGTCAAGAATCTAACCGGAGAATCAATGAAGCTATCTATGGCTTTAGGCGAAGCGGTTGGCGAAGTGTCAGACCTTGTAACGGCTTTGGGTGATGCTTATATTACAGCCGATGAATTTTCCTCAGCAAATCAAAAACTAACAGCTCATATTAGACAAAACGAAGGCGCGGTTAATGATATGGGCGTCGCTACAAGGGACGCAAACGGTGATTTATTAAATCAGCGAACTATTTTTATGAATGCCGTGGAAGCCTTAAGAGGTTATAAAGAAGGAACGGATAGAAACGCAGCTGCGCAAGAATTATTTGGCAGAAGTGGACAAGAGGCGTTAAAGTTTCTTAAGCTAAACAGCCAAATGCTTGATGATGCTAAAAAGAAAAATGAAGAACTAAATCTACAAATTACCGATAAAAATGTAAAATCAACAAAAGAATACAAAGCCGCAATGAATGACTTTGGAGATACCATTTCGGCGATCAAAAAAGCTATTGGCGAAGCGCTTATGCCGGTACTTACTAAGCTTGCAAATTGGTTTAGTGAGATAGGACCAAAGGCGGTTAATATTGCAAGACAAGCAATGGCGGTTTTTGTTTTTATCCTTGATGTTTTAAAAATAGCAGCTTACGCGGTTATGTATGGATTTGAGCAGTTAATTGATTGGATTGTTTTATTTGCGCAAGTTGCCTGGGATGCTTTACATTTTAATTTCGGCGATGCAAAAAACCATTGGAAAGCCGGACTTGATGCAATCCACACAGAAACCAAACAACACGGCGATGCGTTAATTAATATGTCTAAAAAAATGATTGAAGACTATAACGCTAATATGAGCAAAGGTGTAAAAAGCAGCCTCATAGTTGGCAAAGGTGAAGGATCTAAAGGCTTTGTCAAGCCAGAAGAAAGCAAAGAAACAAAAGACGAATCATCTACTCTTATGCGAGAGCTTCAAATGCAACTTGAAAAGCAAAAAGAGGCTTTAGGGGCATTCCACGAATACACCAAAGCGGAAGAGTTGGCATTTTGGAATTCAAAGCTTGGAATTGCACAAGCTGGCGGAGAAAAATACAAAAATGCCACGCTTGAAATACAAAAAAAGATTAGTGAATTAACACTTGCTTCACAAAGGGAAGTTGTTAAAAAACAAGTCGATGATTTAAAATTTCAGGCAGACTTAGACAGAACAAATCTTGAAACAAAAAAAGATGCTTATGAAAAAATCTTTAATTTGATCGCGAGCAAGTATGACAAAGATTCTACCGAGTACAGACAAGCGTTACTTAATAAATTAGCGGCGGAAAAGGAATACAAAGACAAAAGTATTGAGATAGAAACGCAAAAGCTACAACAAACGCAATCTTTACAGCTTGAAGGGCTACAACAAGAATCTAATTTGTACGAAATGTATTCGCAACAAGGCTTAATCTCAGAACAAGAAAAGCTTCAAATTCTTAGAGGCCTTGAAGTCCAAAGATACCAAATCAGGCTTGAAACATTAAACAAAGAAGCCGAGCTTAATAAAAATAATATTGAAAAATATCGGGAATACTTGTTGCAAATTGAATTGTTACAAAAACAGCACGAAACTAAAATGAAAGAATCGTCAAATCAATTAGCAATAAATTCATTCGCACCATTTAAAACTATGGGCGATAATTTAGCGAACAGCCTTGAAGATGCTTTGTTAAAAATGACACAAGGAACGCTTAAATTTTCAACATTCGTTAGGGGAATTATTCCGGCGATTGGTCAAGAATTTACTAAAATGGCAATTAAAATGGCCACCGATTGGATCAAAGAGCATGTAATAATGGAGGCTATGTCAAAACTATTTGGAGCAAAAGAAGTCGCGACAAAAGCCGTTACAGAAGGTGCAAAAACAACTATTCAAGCGGGAGCAAGCGCGACAAGATCCGCAATGTCAGCCGGTGAAAGTATAAAAGAAATATTAAACAGCGCGTGGACTGCGGCTGCAAATGTTTATAAATCTATTGCGGCAATCCCTTTTGTTGGACCATTTTTGGCGCCAGCAATGGCAATTGGAGCGGTTGCGGCGGTTGTAGGCTTTGCAAGAAATATTGCCTCAGCGAGTAGGGGTTATGATATTCCAAGCGGGGTTAATCCTATGACGCAATTGCACCAAGAAGAGATGGTTTTGCCAGCAAGTATCGCGAATCCTTTAAGAGAGAATTTAGCCGGCGGTGGCGGAATGGGTGGCGGAACAAATATAACAATTAATGCCGTGGACGCTAAGGGAGTAAAAGATTTATTTATGAGTCACGGGGGCGCGTTAGTTGATGCGCTAAAAAAACAGAACCGAGCGTTTGCACGATAAGCTATAATTAAAACAAAAAAGGTGTGATATGTTAATTTTTCCCGAATTGGCGGGCTTGACTTTAGATAGAACAAAAACGCCTCAATTTTCAACAAACATAAAAAGGGCGGTTAGCGGTTATGAGGTTAGAACACCTTTAATGGCTTACCCGCTTTGGAATTTTGCGCTTAAATACGAATTTCTAAGAACTGATGTAAACAGCAACGAGCTTAAGACGTTAGCTGGATTTTATTTGCAATGCAAGGGAAGCTATGAAACGTTTTATTTTAAAGACCCTTTTGATTATACAGTTACAAATCAAAACTTTGGAGTTGGAACCGGATCGGATAAAGACTTTCAATTAATCAGAAATTATGGTGGGTTTATAGATATTATACAAGCGCCTTTAAACTACACAATCAGCATAGACGGAACGCCAACAACAGACTTTACGAGCAGTAACGGACTTATTAGTTTTACAACAGAGCCAGAAAGCGGAGCGGTTTTGTCATGGAGTGGGGAGTTTTATTATCCTTGCAGATTCTTAGAAGATAAAATGGATTTTAGCCAATTTATGTACAATATTTGGGAAGCTAAAAAGGTAAGTTTTACGAGCGTGAAACTATGAAGACCGCAAGCACGGATTTAATCAATCTGCTAAAAACAAATGAGTTTTTAATGGCGGATTTATACACGTTCACATTAAGAGATAACACCGTTTACAGATATACAAATTACGATATTGATTTGACTTGGGGCGGAAACAAATATCTAAAAAAAGGATTATTGATTCAGCGGTCGGGTGTTAGTATTGTTACGGGCATACAAGTTGATAGCTTAAATATTAAAATAAACGCTGGCGATGATAGCTTTTACAATGACGTTAATTTCTTTAAGCTATTGGCAAACGGCGGGCTTGATGGAGCTACATTACAGCTTAAAAGATTGTTTTTCACGGATCCACTTTCACCGGTGGGTGATGTTTGGATTTTTTCAGGTAGAGTTTCGGAAGTCGCAACGACAAGATTTGAAGCAAATATCACTATAAATAGTGATTTAGAGCTTTTAAACATTCAGATGCCTAAAAACTTATATCAGCCGTCGTGCATTCACGCGGTTTACGATACAGGTTGCGCAGCCTCCAAAAATTATGTCAATCTTATAGTTTTAAATGGGGGATCAAATCGGATTATAAATGCAAATATTCCTCAGTCTGCCGGTTGGTTCAACGAGGGCATAATCGAGTTTTTAAGCGGTGCAAATGCGGGCGTAACGCGTACAATTAAAACACATTTAACAAATCAAATCGAAGTTACTTTGACTTTGCCGAATGTTGTTCAGGCGGGCGATACATTCAGACTTCTTGCCGGTTGCGATAGAACGATGACGACTTGCAAGGCTAAATTTAACAATCTTTCAAATTATAGGGGTTACCCTTATTTGCCACAAAACGAAACCATAAGGTAAAAAATGAAACAAAAAGAAATTGTAGAAGAAGCGTTAAGCTGGGTTGGGACTAAATACCATTCAGGAGCTAACATTAAAAATGTTGGGGTTGATTGTGGGCAGATTTTAATTGAAGTTTATGGAAATGTTGGCTTGCTTGATAAGTTTGATACGGGGGCTTATTCGCAAGATTGGAATTTACACCGAAGCGAAGAAAAATACTTAGGCTTTGTTAATCAATATTGCACAAGGGTTGAGGATCCTCAAATCGGTGATATTTGTTTATACAAGTTTGGAAGATGTATTTCACACTCAGGAATCATAATTGATGAGGATTTAAATATCGTTCACGCACTTATAAATATTGGGGTTACAATTAGCCATTATTTAGAGGCAAATTTAGAAGATAGATTTTATGGATTTTACCGGCTTAATAAATTGTTATAATTAACAAAAAGGTTTGATAAAATGGGCGGCAAATCCTCAACAATCACAAATACAGCGCCAAGGATCGCAGGGCTTCAACTTCAAACATCTGCTTATGGCCGTGTAATTCCTATAATTTATGGAACACAAAGAATAGCTGCAAACATTTTTTGGTATGATGACTTCGTCGCAACGCCTCACACAGAAACACAATCGTCGGGTGGAAAAGGTGGAGGTGGCGTTACATCTTCAAACACTACTTACACTTATACGGCGTCGCTTATGTTTGGGCTTTGCGAGGGTCAAATTAATTCGGTTGGCAATATTTGGGCAGACAAAGAGCTTAAGACTTTAGCTGATTTGGGATTTACATTTTTCAATGGATCTTATGGTCAAGGCGTATGGGGTTTCTTAACGTCAAACCATCCAGGCAAAGCAATAAATTATCGCGGACAAGCTTATCTTGCAAACGCTTTGTTTAACTTAGGAGATAACGCCTCACTTCCAAATCTAACTTATGAGGTCAAAGGATTAAAGCTTTATAATTCGACCGATGCAAATCCAAAAGAAGTGATTTATGATTTTTTAACAAATGTAAATTATGGAGCAGGCTTTCCAGCTTCAAAGATTGGTGATCTTACTCAATACAACAACTATTGTTTGGCAAATAACCTTTTAATGTCACCGATGTTTGATGAGCAAAAAGCAGCCAATGAGCATATTGAGGATTTTTTAAAAGCTACAAATTCGGCTTTTATTTGGAGTGAGGGCGTTTTAAAAATTGTACCTTATGGCGACTCAGTTTCAACAGCAAACGGCGTAACATTTACACCAAATACGACGCCGGTCTATGATTTAACAGACGATGATTACATAGATATTGATGAGCCAATAAAAGTTACGCGATCAACAAACGCAGACGCTTATAACCACATCAAAATTGAGTTTCTTAATAGATCCAACGCGTACAATGCAGAAATAGCAGAATCAAAAGACCTTGCAAATATTGACTTATACGGTTTAAGACCAAGTGACGCTATTCAAATTCATTCGGTTTGCGATTCAGCGACAGCGAAAAAAATCAGCCAAATAATGCTTCAAAGAACGCTTTATGTAAGAAATAAATATGATTTAAAAGTAAGTTGGAAATATTGTTTGCTTGAACCGATGGATTTAATTACTCTAACAGATTCAAAGCTTGGGTTTGATAAATTAGCCGTTAGAGTTACCGAGATAAAAGAGGATGATGAGGGCATTTTAAGCATAACAGCGGAAGAGTGGCCATTCGGGATCGCGTCGGCAACTTTGTATCCAAACGAGCAAGCACAAGGAACGGCGATGGATTACAATGTTCCATCGGGTAATATTAATCAACCTGTTATATTCGAACCGCCTTTATTACTTTCAAATAATTATGAAATTTGGATTGGATTAAGTGGAGGCAGAAATTGGGGCGGGTGTGATTTGTATGTTTCTTTTGACAATTCATCATACGCATATTTAACAACAGTTACACAACCTACAAGAACCGGATATACAAGCGCAAATTGGGAGTCAGGAAATATTGTAAGCGTCGATTTAACAGAATCACAAGGGACGCTAATATCAACCGAAGGCGGAGCGCTGGCGTTGATTGGCGGGGAGATTATACGATATACCACAGCAACTTTGACTGCGCAATATAAATACAATTTAACGGTTACCGAAAGAGGCCTTTATAAGTCCATACAAGTATCGCACGCAATAGGATCAAGATTTGAAAGATTAGATTCAAGCATAACAAAACAGTCTTTTACAGTAGATATGATTGGCAAAACAATCTATTACAAAGCTTTATCGTTTAACATTTATGGAGTTGCAAAGCAAGCGATGGAAGATGTTGATCCGTTTACTTTTGTTATTCAAGGAGATTTATATCCACCAAGTGATATTGATTCGCTATCAGCATCAGAGGTTGGAAATGTATTTTCATTGAGTTGGACTCATGAAAACATCGAGTTAGATTTTCAAGAATATGTTATCTATTTAAATAATGTTGAAGTTGGAAGAACAAAAATAAAATCGTTTGAATATTTTTCACGAGGATTGGACACTAAGAGTTTTACGGTTAAAGTATGTGACACAAGCAATGTTTTGAGCGACGGAGTAAGTATAAATACACAAGCCTCAGCACCAGAAGCAATAAGCAATTTAACAATTATTGAAGAGCTTGATGATTGGGCTTTGTCATGGAGCTATGGCTATATGCCAACAGATTTTAAAACATTTCAAATTTATCAAGATAATGACTTGGTGGGTGAAACATCTGGATTTGTGTTTAAAGCTAAAATAAATAAAATTCAATCTAATTTTAGAGTTATCGCAATTGATACAGCTGGAAATCAATCTACATATACACAACAAACAGCAACAATAACACCACTAAATGATGTTGCAAGCGTAAACAGTTCCTATCTGAATAATAATATTTTAATGTTTTGGGATAAAATAAGCACAACTAGAACGCCTATTTTTTATGAGGTAAAAAAAGGTAATAGCTGGGAAAATGCTCAATTTATAGAAAAAACAACAGACTATAAATTGAATATTTTTTCTAATGGCACTTACATGATTAAAGCTACTTATCAATATTCAAGTGGATTAAAAATCGAATCAGAAAATCCAAAAATTCTAATTGTTGATGAAGCTCAATTATTAAAAAATGTTTTAGTAACATGGAATGAATTTGAAACTAATTGGAGCGGAACACTAACAAACACACAAATAAATGATGATGGATATTTAACTTTAGTTAGCACAGATGATGTTGATGAATATTTAGATGTAGATAGTATTATAAATTTTGATTATGGAAGCGAAATTGTTAGCCAAGGGATGTATGAGATTCCTTTAGCTCATAATGTAAGTTTAGCTTGGCCAAAAGTATGCACATTAAGCTATAATTTAGAACTAGAAGCAACAAGCGTTAGGGATGATTTTGATGCGCTTTTAGATGTAGATAGTGTTAACACTATTGATGGTTATATTAGTAGTGATTTTGTTGTAGAAGTTCAGATTTCAACAAGCCAAGATGGAGTTAATTTTGGGGATTATAGTAAATTTATTGCAGGAGATTATCTTGCGCAAGCTTTTAAATTTAGATTAGTTTTATCAAGTTTTAATCAAGATGTTACACCAATTATTACAAATTTTGAATTTACAGTTGATATGCCGGATCTTTATGAATCTGGAAATGACGTAAGCAATACTAGCATTAAAACTATTACATATCAAAATAATTTTAGTACCGCGCCAGATGTACAAATCACAATAGTTAATGCAACGGTTGGAGATGATGCAATACTAACAAACCAGACAGATGAAAGTTTTGATATAATTATCAAAAACAGTGGCACTAACGTAGTGCGAACATTTAATTATTTCGTGAAAGGATATTAATGGCTCAAGCTGATTATGTAATCTCTCCAAATCCCACAGGATTAGCGATGAGAACTGAAGTTAATCAAATTTTTCAAGCAATTTTGACAAATAATAGCGGAAGCGTTGCGCCTTCAACGACTCAAGCTGGTATGCTTTGGGGCGATATATCAAACGCTTCAACATATTATTTAAAGATTCGTAATCATACAAATGACGGATGGGTATCCCTTTATGTTTATGATGTAGCAACAAAAACTATTAGCCCCGTAAACACGCCGGCTGGAAACATAAGCTCAACAACAGTGCAAGGTGCTATAAATGAGCTAGATACAGAAAAACAAGCAACTTTAGTTAGTGGTACTAATATAAAAACTGTAAATAGTGCAAGTTTATTGGGTAGTGGAGATGTAGCAGTACAGCCAACTTTAGTTAGTGGTACTAATATAAAAACTGTAAATAGTGCAAGTTTATTGGGTAGTGGAAATGTAGCAGTACAGCCAACTTTAGTTAGTGGTACTAATATCAAGACTATTGGTGGAGTTTCTATTTTAGGAAGCGGAGATGTTAACCTCAATTCTTATATAAGCTTACCAACAAAAGTTGCATATAATCAAATTTCTGTTGATGGAACTACACTTACACTTACAAGTCCTACGGCGGGAACTGATTATTATTTTAGCAAAACAGCAATAACCACAAGTATTCAATCTGATACAATCGGAGGCTTTCACTATGGACTAACTCCACCAGGAGAAACTCCGACAGGAAATAAAACCTCCGCTGATATTACAGCCATTGCAGGAATTAATGCTTATTCTATTTGGACTAATTGGCACAGACCGAATTGTGACCCACGTGGGATGGTCAAAGTTGGGGATATTTGGGTCGATATATATTTAGCAGATAGCAGATATGGCATCAGAAAATATTCTGCTCCAACATCTATAACAAGTTATAAAATTGCAGGAGGAGCTACTGATTATGGAAGAGAAATACCATTAATACCAACGGAATTTGGCGGAAATGGAAGCTCAAATTATGGTAAATTAACTTGGTTTCAAGTTAATGAAATAGCAAAAGCTTCTGATAAAAGAAGTTTGAGATATAGTGAATTTCCAAGTGCTATGTATGGAGTTTTAGAGCAAACAGATTCTAGCTCATACGATGGCGGTGGAGGTAATATTTTTCACATAGCACAACTTACTTCTAAGTTTGGTATTGAACAAGCTACCGGCACGCAATGGGTTTGGGGTGATGATGTTCAAGGAATTGGTGGTGATGGATGGAAAACAGGATTAACTGATAGCAGAGGTGGTATTTATGCCTATACAAGTCAGCCTACGGCGGTGATGCTTGGTGGCAGTCGCGTCGAGGGCTCGTATGTGGGCTCTCGTTGCTCGGCTTGGCTCAGCTCTGTTTGGCGTTCTGATTGGGCTATTGGTTGCCGGTTCGCCTGTGGCCACCTGAAACTTGTTTAATAAAGGAAAAAATTATGGAAAAACAAATTGATATACCACTTATAGATTGTATTGCTGAATTGACAAACAAACAAATTGCTGGTTTAGATGATGGATTTATTGATATGAACACAAACATAACAATAGATGACGAAACGATAGATAAAGCAAAAGAATTAAAAAAGCAAAAAGAAGATTTGTTAAAACAACAAATTATTATCAATGAAGCTAAATACCTATTAGATTCAACACAGTTTAAATTTGGTGAAGATTATGATTTGAAATATACTCCTGAATGGGAAGAATTAAAAATCAAAAGACAAGAAGCTAGAGAGTTTATAAGAAGTGTCGAAAACAATTAAGTTATTGATTTTGGTTATTCTACTATCAGGTTGCGAAGACAGATTCAGATATGAGTGCCAAAATCCCGACAATTGGTCAAAAGCAGAATGCCAAAAGCCAAATTGCATACCTTATGGTATATGTACAGATAACTTGATTGCAAAGGAAAAAATTGAAGAATGCAAATGATTTAGATTCATTACTCAGATTTATTATCGGGATAATGTTAGCAATTATTTTATTCTTTATTGTTTGCATAGTTTTATATTCACTTGTGTTTGTCACACAACCGATGGAAAATCAAGCTCCGAATGATGCAGAATTTTTTAAATTAATTACGCCAATTGCAACATTCATTGTAGGTGCTTTATCTACAATAATGGTTGGCTCAAAATCAGAAAAAAAGGATTAATATGTTACCAATAGTGAGTGCTTTATTAAGCGAAGGATTGAATCTTTTAGGTAATGCAGTCTTAGCCAAAGGCAAAGAATTTGTAGAAGAAAAAACAGGATTAAAACTTGAACAAAATATGAGCGAAGAAACGGTATTAAAACTTAAACAGTACGAGCTTGAAAATGAAGTTGAGCTTCAAAAACTACAACTTGAAAACAATAAATTAGATTTAGAGTTATACAAAGTTGAAGCGCAAGATAGAGATAGTGCAAGAAAACGAGAAACCGATATTAACAACAGTCAGTATGCAACTTGGTTGGCTAAAAATGCAAGTTCGCTTAATGGATTAGCGGTTATGATCGCGTTTTTCTTTTTTGCATTTTTGAGCGTTTTTGATTTTGGTATAGCAGTAAGAGAAACAGCTTTTAATACTGTATTTATGGCAGTTTATGGAATGGCCACGCTTTACGGGGGTTATTTATGGGGCGCAAGTAAAGCTCAAAAAGATATTTCTATCGGGGGTGCAAAATGACACTTAGACAACATCAATCAGAATTTGTTCAAGATGTAGCAAAGCTAATAGATTTTGCATTTAAAAATGGATTTGAACTAACAGCTGGTGAATTGTTTAGAAGTCCTGAACAGCAAGCTATTTATGTAAAAACAGGGCGAAGTAAAACACTAAACAGCTTACATCTTAGCAGATTAGCAGTTGATTTTAATATCTTTAAAAATGGCAAATTAGCTACTAAAAAAGAGGCTGAACCGCTTGGTGCATATTGGGAAAGCTTGGATCCGTTGAATAGCTGGGGCGGTAATGGTAAAAAGATTCTTGATGTGCCTCATTTTAGTCGAGGAATAAATAAAGCTGAATGGGCAAGAGTTACGGTATAATAGACAAAAAGGTTTAGTATGAATACAGATGATTTAGTCAACGAATTGCGAAATGACATCAAGATTATAAGCTCAGATTTGCATAGTATAAATACAACTTTGGCCAAATTGTCAAATGTACAAGATGAGATAAAAGACATCAAAAGCGAGATAAAAGACCTGCCCGTGATTCGTTCAAAAGTTGCTTCTATGATATGGGGATTGTCGATTATTTATATTTCAATTGTAGGTTATTTCTTTTCAAAGTTTTAAGATATTTTAAAGCGATTTGATATATAATTCTTTTGTCGGTTTAAGGTACTCCATCACTAGACGGCAAACATCACTCTCCTAGATTTCTCCCGATTTGTTCCTTTTTCGGGAGATGTTTTTTTAAATATTTGAATAATGTTAACAAGTCTTTAGTGAAGTAAAGCAAAAGGGTTTCCTAGTGCCTGCATACCTTTACTTCGCTAAGGACTTATGAGTATGCGAAACTAGGAATCTCCAATACTCTCCTTAAAATAACATTCCTGAAAGTGCATTATGACAATTTTTAATTTACAAATTGTTACAGAAAGTGGTGTTTTGTCTTTTTCTCCAATAGGCAAAAATAATTTAAAAATAGAACATCTTGAATTTGATGGACTGCCAAAACAATATAACGAAACAATAGTTATAGACTCAACAGATGAACTGATTGATGCTCTTCAAAAGTTTAAAGCATTGAATGGAGATAATAATGAATGAGCATAAAAAGAAAATAAATTATTATAAATCATTTTATGATGTATCAAAAAAACTTAATCAAAAACAGTTTTATGAGTTTAATATGGCAATTTATGATGTTATGTTTTTTGCAAAAGATATTGAGTCAATAAGCTTTTCAGATAGCATAGTAGAGCTTCTATGGTCATCAATAAAACATTCACTAACCTCATCAATTGAAGGCTATTGTAGCAAACAAAATATTGATTATAAGGGGCTTTTTAATACCCTTGATAAGGGGGTTGATAAGGGGGTTACTAACAATGCTAATGTAAAAGAAAAAGAAAAAGAGAAAGATAAAGAAAAAGATAATGTAAAAGAAAAAGATAATGATAATATAAAAGATATTGTCGCTTATTTGAACCTAAAAGCAAACACAAACTACAAGGCCTCATCAGAAAAGACAAGATCGCTAATTAAAGCAAGAATAAATGAAGGCTTTACGCTAGAAGATTTTAAAACCGTAATTGATAAAAAAATTATGCTTTGGGGCAAAGATTTAAAAATGAGTGCTTACCTTCGGCCAGAAACATTATTTGGAAATAAGTTTGAAGGATATTTGAATGAAATCATTTCAAATGCCAAAATTTTAGTTTCAAAAGGTATATTTACTGAAAAAACTGCAAAAAATTTAGATTCGATGGAGGAGTGGTTAAATGACTAAGCAAGAATTTTATGGATTATTTACTATCCTTTGTGAAACATATAATAGAGAGGCAACTAAAAGCTTATGTTTATCTTACTATATGATCCTTGAGCATTTAAAGTTTGAAGATTTTAAAAGCGCAATTGTTACAATATTATCAAACAGAAAATACTCATCTTTACCGATGCCCGCAGACATACTTGAAGCAATCAATGGAAGTTCAGACGATAAAGCAATGTTGGCGCTTCATGAGCTTGAAAGTGCGATGAGTCGAGTTGGTGCATATAATAGCGTTTGCTTTAAAGATGTTAATATTATGGAAACAGTTTTTCGCATGGGTGGCTGGATCAAGATTTGCAGAACAAATGAAGATGAGTGGAAATTTTTAAAAAAAGAATTTATGAATATTTATAAAACACTTAGCAAAATAAGTTTTGAAGCGCCAGCATACCTTGTCGGAATTGAACAAAGAGATGCTGAGTCAAATGGATATTTTGAAGACGCTCAGAAAGCAAATATTTATTTGGTAGGATTCAAAGAAGTTGAAAATAAATATATACTTGCAAGACAATATGAAGAGCTTGAGAATGTTTTGCAAATTAAACAAATAAAAGCTCCAAAAAATAAAGTTATGCAATTGGCTGCAAACATAGGACAAAAGATTTGACAAAAGCCGAGCAAACATTATGGAACAAAAAAATAAAAATCACCAAAGAAGAAAAAACATATCTTGATTGGTTTGCTCATCAAAGCTTAGGCTGTATAGTCTGCGGAAGTCATTTTATGATTGAAGGACACCACGTCAAAGAGAGATCAACCGATAGAAAAAATCACTTTCAGTTGATCCCACTTTGTGCAGAACACCACACCGGCAACAAAATAAGTCCACATGGAGCAAAGAGAGCATTTTTTAATATGTTTCCAATTGAAGCTCAAAGAACAATTGCTTTTGTCATTTATAATAAATTTTTGGAGCAACAAAAATGACAATCAGATCAAAAGATATCAAAGAAGTAGGATACGACCTTGTAAGACAAGAGGTGATCCTATTTTTTTATAAAGCAATCGTAATTGATAACGTAAACAAAAAAGAGTACAGATTTAGAGCAGATTATAAAACTTTTGTGGAATATGCAAAAAAAATCATAAAATAATCAAAAAGTTAATATGTTTTTAAGCTAATTAATCTTAATATTCTTTATCCCAAAAGGATAACCGGCTTAGGCGGTATAACTTAGGCGCAACCTCAGCGAAATTGCAGGACGGGCGGAGAAACTGAAACGGCATAAGCCGAACCGCCATAAAAAAATCAGACCGTACAATTTGAATTTTATAAAGTCATTAAAGATGATTTTATAAATTTCACGAAAGGAACAAAGATGAAACAATTTTTAGATGATTTGAGCGGATATTTAGCGATAACAGCAACGGTTGGCGTATTTTACGCCATTTTATACATAAGCTTTACTTAAGGAGATGAGATGAGAGTTTGGAAGGAAATGTACGGGTGTGATGCCGACGGCAACAGGGGAGAGATGAGATCATACGCAGAACTTGAGGAATGCGACGAAATGGAGGTAAGACAAGCTATTTTGGAGCAATATGACGGGAGCGATCAATATTTGATCGAACTAAATGGCTTTGAGTTTGAGGTGTTTGCGAGCGAATGGTTCGCCTGCGAAATAGACGAGATTTGGGAATTATTTCAAGACGAAGATTATAAAGGAGTATAAAGTGGAATTAATAATAAACCATAAGCTAGATATAGAATCCAATATGGATTCGCTAGCAATTAAAATCAAAGATGATATAAAAGAGAAATATGACATAGTTGTTACAGAAGATACTGTAACCGAATCAAAAAAACTTATGGCGGAAATCAACAAAGACAAAGATAGTTTTAAGGCGACATATAAATCTTTTAAACAAAAGGTTTTTGAGCCTTTCGAGTCTTTGGATAAAAAAGCAAAAGAGATTGAAGCATATTATACAGACGCAAGGACAGCAGTAGAACAGCAAGTAAAAAAATTCGAAGCCAAAAAGCTTGAACAGGCTAAAGAGGCGTGCGTCGATTATCTCTTAAAACAAACCGAACAAAAAGGAATTGATTTTCAAGCGATAAACATCAACGACTTATTTACCCAATTAGGCTCAGTAACCGCATCGGGAAATATCTCAACAAAAGCCAAAAACGAAATAGACACAAGAATCCAAAAAGTCGAAAATGAAATTTTAAAAGCAAAGCTTGAAGCGGAAGAGAAAGCCAAAAGAGACAGAGAAATTGCAGAAAAAGCAAAGCTTGAAGCGGAAGAGCGAGCGAGAATCAGAGAGGCTGAAATTATCGCCAAAGCGGAAAGAGACAAAGCAGAAGCCGTCGAAAGAGCGAAACAGGAAGCAATTCGTGAAGCAGGACGGGAAACGGTCGAGCAAAACCTGAAAGATAGAGGCATAAAAGTTGAAGAGCCTCAAATAACAGATGATGGGAAAGTAGTTTATAAAATTGCATTCGTTTTTGAAGTAAAAGCAAAAGCGGGAGCAGATGTTAATATCGTAGTGGATAAGGTACGAGATATGATGTTAAGCGAACAAGGGTTAAAAAATCTAAAAGATTATGGAGTGGTTAAATGATAGAAATAGACCTTGACAATGTAATAGCGTCAAATATCGGGAGCATAGAAATAGAAGACGAAGACTATTTTAAACTCCCTGCAGTTTCGGCCTCAATTCTTAAGAGGCTGATAAACGACGAAGCTTACGAGGTAGCAAATCAGATTGAAACAAAAGTAACTCCAGCGATGACGTTTGGAAGCTTAGTTCATTGTATGATTTTAGAGCCGACAAAGCTTGACAAGCGATATGCGGCAATGCCTAAGTGCGACCTAAGGACAAAAGAGGGTAAGGCTCAAAAAGCGTCATTTGAAATAATGAACGATAAAAAAACTATTGTTTCGGAAGATTATTTTGAAACAGCAAAAAGAATTTACGAATCGGTTTGTGAAAATGGAATTAATAAACTATTTACGGGAGGAGTAGCTGAGCAAGCTTATATTAGCCAATTTGGAGATATTGAAGTTAAAGGCAAACTTGATTATTACATCGAAAAAAAAGGCTTAATATTAGATGTTAAAACGACAGTGAACGCTGGAGACGACTTTGTTGATGAGTGTGGCAAAAGACTATACAGTTTGCAAGCGTCATTTTATATCGACTTGCTTAACAGCTTAGGAAAAAAAGCTCACGATTTTATCTTTGTTGGCATTCAGTCAGTATTTCCACACAAAATAACTTTAGTAAGAATGAATGATATTGAGTTAGAGTTTGGGCGGGAGGCTTACAAAGTTGCATTAGATATCTGGAAAGACATTCAAGAAAATCCGAGCAAATATAAATCAAAACTTTGTATAAATCCAAGAACAGACAGTAACATTTGGGAATACCAAACACCGACTTATATGCACTATAAAATCGACCGACTTAAAAAAATCAACGCTATGTATTAGGAGGCAAATATGAGCAACGCAATTATAGAGCGAAAGAATCAAATTACGGGATTATTAACAAATCCCGAAGTAACAGGCCGGCTGGTAAGTCTATTTAGCAAAGACGAAAACAAAGCCGAAAAATTTAAAGCGACTTTGATGAATATCGCTTTAGATGCTACATTATTACAATGTACGCCAGCAAGCATTATAAAGTCCGCTTTACAATTAGCAGAGCTAGAGTTGCCTTTGGCAAAGGGGTTAGGGCAAGCATATATTGTAAAATACAAAGCCGACGCAGAGGCAGTCATTGGTTACAAAGGTTGGTTAGCTTTGGCGGAGCGAGGCGGAAAATCGGTAAAAGCAAAAGCAGTCTTTAAATGTGATGTTTTTAGTTTAGAGGATAACGGCTTTGACGAAACAGTAACATTTAAACCAAATTATGACGAGCGAAAAGATTTTGAACCGGATTGGGTAGAACAAAACTTGAAGGGGGTGCTAATTTCAATCAAGGATAATTACACAAAGACTATTACAAATAACTTTGTTAGTTTCGGGAAGATAAAACAAATTGCAGGCAAAAGTCCCGCAAGAAATAGCAAATTTTCGCCTTACATCGATTGGGGCTTGGAAATGTATCAGGCGAAAGCATTAAAATATGTGTTATCAAAAACGCCTATGACTGAGCAAATTGCAAGAGCAGTTGAGATTGATAACAAGCTGGACATAGAGAGGATACAAGAGGTCAAAAAAGATACATCAATTAATCTTGAAGATTTAATTGACATAGAAATTGAAAACGAGGAAATAAAATGATAATAGATTTAACAAACATAGAAGAAACCGAGCAGGAAAAACTCCCATACCTTGCGAGAACAGGAAGGATATTATTAAAGGTCACAAAGGTTAAAGACGGCGGGATCACCAAAAATGGTAACAAAGTTTTAAAGGTATTTTTTAAGACAAAAGAAGGCGAGCTGTACATCGAAGAAATTATACTGACACAAGAAGCATTATGGAGGCTAAAAGTTTTGACAAAAGCCTTAAAAATGCCAAATATAGTAGACACAGATATGATGGCTAACCGATATGTTTATGGCAATTTCACACAAGAAAACTATAATAAAAGCGACGGGACTATTGGGGCAAAAATAGTAGCTAAAAGCTGGGAGCCAAGCGAGCTTACGAACACATTAAAAGACGAACCAAAGCAGATACCAATCATAAATATGGAAGATGATAGCAATATACCATTTTAACAAAGGACAGTTATGAAAATAAAATCAGTTCAAGGGTTTTTATTAGCTAGAAGTTTTCTATATGAGTATTATATCTCAGGCAATAAGATGGACGATATTTTGGCGGAAATGCTAAATATTTTAACGCTTATCAATCAGAAAAATGCAAGACATCAAAATGTTATAAAACTTGTTAAAAATGCTTGGGACAGAATGTGCGATATAACACAAGATGAGGACAAGGCCGTACAGGCTTTGCCTTTTTGTTTTCGGCTTATATTAAGAAATCCAAGTCTTTCGAAGTACGAGCGATTAAGAATATTGACTCAAAAAGCGAACGGTCAATTTTTATTTAGAACCGAGCAGGACATTAAAGACGCCAAAGAAATTGTAGATATTTTTTATAAGGAATCAGATGAGCAGAAACATCGAAAAAATAAATCAAAAACTAAATGAAGTTTGGGCAGAAAAAACCGTGATAGAACAAAAACCAGAAGCAACAAAGAAGATCGCATTACCACCAGATCACATTTTAAATTACAGAAACAAAGAAAAAACCACAGAAGAAAAACAACCGGAAGATAACACCACAGAAGAAAAAATCTCTTACATTAAAGCAAAAGAAATTTTAGGGATTCAAAACGTTGACACCATAAGCAGCTTAATTTGGAAGAAAAAATTAATTGGCAGTCGTGGATTTGTTACGCTTAAAAGCGTCGAGGAATATAAGCGAGATAGACTCCCAAAAGGTAACGCAGCATTAATGATATTAAGGCAAAAAAAGCACACAAACCCAAACGAAATTTCTTACCAAAGAACGATGGAAATTTTAGGCGTTGAACGACACCGCCTTTACAATATGATCTCACGAAAACAAATCAAAGGCGGTGACGGTTATTGCGATCTTGAAAGTGTTTTAAATTACAGAAAACCAAAAACGGGCAGACCATTAAAAAACAAAAAAACGAAAGAGGTGGAGTGTTTGATGCCAGATAAAATCGTAGTTCCAAAGCTTGCAGATGTTGAAATAGCACTCAAAGAAACTGAAAATATTGTTGGAGATTCTTATAAACATTTGAAAATCGACACAGTTGCTTGGAGCAAGGCGAATCACACGACCGAACAACAAAAAGCAATATGTCAATTTATGATTAACAAATACACGATGAGGCAAAAGAATCAGGACAAAGACGACATTAAAAAAGCAAGATTTTATCTTGATTGGCTGGAGGATTTAATATGAGCTTTGAAGACTATATGAAACAAGCTAAAAAACTAAGCTTAGAAGAGCTTAAAAAAAGACTAAGAGAGAGCGGGAGCAAAATATGGTTGAATGGATTTTTGCAGGCATCTGCATAGCGATAGGATTTTATCTTGCACCATTAATTATAAGCATTATTATTGCAATTTTTGTAGGTATTTATGTTGTTTTAAATGAAATTTTAAAATCAATTATTGATTTATTTAGGAGCAAGGAATGAGCTATAAAATATCAAAAGAATTGTTTGAAGCAGTATATAATGAAGATTATTTGTTAAGAATAGAAGTAGGCACATATTCAATAGTGGCATATCTTACAGATGGTGCTGAGTTTACAGAAAATATTGATACATTCTTCTTTGCGTGTAAAGAATGGGCATATAATCAAGGTTATGATATGTTAAGCGGTGGACTAGAAGCAGGATTGCACTCATGCTATATAGATTATTCAGATAAAAGATACACATTATCAATGAAGCCAATAAACCACTTCTTTGCAGAATCAGAACAACAAGCTGTATTTGACGCGTGTCAGTGGATTTTGGATAAGGACAAACAATGACAGCAGTTGAACACATCAAGCACCACATATCAGAAAAAAAAAGGAAAGAAGATGGAAAATTCACGATTTAAGTTTAGAGCATGGGATAAAGCAAATAATAGATTTGTTAATCATAATCAATGGCTCAATAATACAGAAGTATCTGCAAGTGTACTTGTTCAAAGTATTTTAACCATAAACCATCAAGAATGGGTTATTATGCAATACATAGGTCTTAAAGATAAAAATGGTGTTGAGATTTATGAGGGAGATATTATCAGTCAAATATCAACTGAAGGAGAAGAGGTTATACATATAATAGGGTACGAGACCTTTGAAGCTAGTTTTGTTGCATATTTTAAAAAATACTATTATACAGATATGGGGTTTTGTGGACTAACGACGAGATGGATAGACAGAAAAGAAGTAATCGGCAACATATACGAAAATCCTGAATTATTGGAGGATAAACAATGAAAGAAAATATTAAAAGCGCACTAATAGCAATACTATTTTTTGCGGTATTGGTGCTGAGCCAATATTTAGGAATTTATATTGATAGAGATTTCAGAAATCAACTTTTGATTGAAAATCAAGTGGAAAAAATATCGGACCTAGAAGCAATTAATGATGATAAGCTGATAAAGGACTATCTTCGCAGTAAGTAAACATAGACGGGCTTTGGTGCTAGCAATAGCTTTGACAGAGTCAAATTGTAGATATGATGCAAAACACGCAGACAGTAAGACTTGTGGGATTGGCGGAATCAAAAGGCTATTTTGGCAAGATGTGCTTGGTGACACAAATGCGAACAGCTTAAAAGCAATCGAGCTAGTTATAAATCACTTAATCAGCAAAAATGGCGGGAGCATTTATCACGCAATACGCGATTACAAAGGCGGAGTAGCAAACCTGAAAACCACAAACAGGTGTTTTGACTTATACAAAAAGTTAAAGAATGAAGCTAGTTGATATTGTGGTGTTGGCTATAATTTTATCGAGCGTATATTGTTGCGCTTATGCAATTATAAATTACCTTTAAGGTGTTCAAATGATAATTATTAACGAAGTTATTTGTCCGAATTGCTTAAACGATTTTGAGGTCGAATCGGACACAAACACAGAAGAGTTTATTTGTCCATTTTGCAAAAGAAATATAAAAAAGGACGACAATGAATTTGATGAGTAGAACGCAATATTTGTACGGAATAGAGCCGTATTATCTGAAAGGGATGGAATATTTTGAGGCGATAGAATACAAGATCAAGAAGGCCGAAGAGCTATTGGTAGAACTATGTGATGTTGATTATATGCAGCGCGACAATCAAAGAATAAACGAAGTATTAAGTGCGATTGAAGACAACAGGCAATTTTTACGCGAAAGGGATTAAATGGAAAGAAAAACGCGCTTCTTGAATGGCTTAAGTGTTCAAGAAAACAAAAGAAAGCAATATGAAAAAGGCGAGGTTATAACCGCCAGCGGGATCAGATACTTAGAGGAAGCAGAACCAGAGCTTCGAAAAAAAGATAAAGATTCAATTTATCTAATGGCGATAAGAAAAGCAAAATTTCAATGCTATTGCGGCAAAGAGTTTGTGAATAAAATCACTTTAATCAAAAACGGTCGCGTTGTTAGTTGCGGGTGTGAGCGAGTCCGAAAAATTAAAGAAATGCTAGACAATAAACGAAAAGGGTAATTAATGTTAAAACAAGGGCAGCTAATCAAATACAACGGATTTGAAGCAAGGATTTTGGGATTCATGAAAGATGGAAGATTGTGCATTGAAATGCTGGAAGATGCAACGATGTTATATGTTCAAAGAAGTGACATAAATGAATAAATATCGAAACAAAAAAACAGAGATAATTTTAAATAATGAAATTTATAAGTTTGACTCTAAAAAAGAAGCTCAACATTTTCAACATTTATTATCTTTGTTGAAAGCTGGAGTTATTTCAGAACTAAAATTACAACCTGAGTTTGAAATAATCCCTCAAGTAAAATGGAACGCAAAGACGCTATCAAAAATAAAATACATTGCAGATTTTCAATATAAGCAAGCTGGACTAGATATTGTTGTTGATGTTAAAGGCATTAAAACAGATGTTTATAATTTGAAAAAACGATTATTTTTGTTGCAATATGGAGAAAAATATAAATTTATGGAGATTTAGATGAAAATGACTTTTGAGGTTAAAAATACTTGTAATTGTTGCGAGTTTGCAGAATGGACTGATAATGATGATTATATTTGCACCAAAACAAACTCAATGATATTAGATGATAATGAATCTTGTGACGAATGGAAACTTGAAAAACATTTGATAAAAGATACATTCTGGATTAAAAAAGTAATTAAGGGCACAGTATGCTAGAAGTTAAATATAGAAAAACAGCGGAATTGATACCGTATGCAAAAAATAAGAATTATTCTTCGGACATAAATGGAAATATTTACAGGACAAGAACTGAACAAAAAAGTAAAAGCGGAAAAAGCATTATTAAAAATGAAATTGTAATGCTAAGGGGAAGTATTGACAAGTATGGGTATAAAACTGTAAGAATTGTTGTTGAAGGCAAAAAGAAACACATTAAAGCGCATAGAATTATAGCCGAAACATTTATTGAAAATACGGAAAACAAAAAAGAAGTTAATCATATAAATGGAATTAAAACAGATAACAGGGTCGAAAACCTAGAATGGACAACAAGAGCCGAAAACAATATGCACGCAATTAAAAGCGGGCTTTTAGTGTTCAAAAAAGGCGATCATTCAAAGCAAACAAAGATTTTGTCGTCGGATTTTACATCAATCTATTTGATGCACAAGTTTGCGGGTTATAGTAGAAAAAAAATTGCAGAATTAAACAATGTTTCAAAACAGGCTATTGATAAAATTATAAACAAAGTAGAGTTTGTTTTACTAAAGGAGAATATAAGTGCTTAACATAGAAACTTGGGAAATTGAAAAATTAATCCCGTACATAAACAATCCTAGAAAAAACGACCACGCCGTAGAAAGCGTTGCTTCTGCTATAAGAGAGTTTGGGTTTAAAGTTCCAATAGTAGCAAAGAGCGACGGGACTATAATTGACGGCCACCTTAGATATAAAGCGGCAAAAAGACTTAACTTTAAAGAAGTCCCTGTAATACTCGCAGACGATTTGACAGAAGCTCAAATTAAAGCGTTTAGAATTAGCGTAAACAAAATGGCAGAACTTGCTGAATGGGACGAAGAGATGTTGAAGATTGAAATCGAGGAACTGTATCAAGAAGGATACGACATTGATTTGCTTGGATTTACTGATGATGAATTGAAGGACTTGGACATAGACTTTGACGGAGAAGATTTGCCCGAATTAGACGAAACCAAAGCCGATGAAGTACCTGAAGTCGAAGAAAACCCCGTAATCAATCGAGGCGACATTATTGAGCTTGGAAACCATCGGTTAATGTGCGGGGATAGTACGAGCGAGGACGATGTTAAAAAGCTGATGGACGGCGCAAAGGCTGATATGGTTTTCACAGACCCGCCGTATTTGATGGACTTTACAGGAACGATAAATAACGATGGAAGCAAAAGCCATTCAGCAGTACACGGGCGCATAAAAAACGACAAGATGAGCCAAGAGGATGGCGAAAAGTTCCTTTTTGAGATTTTAGAAAACATAAAGCGATTTAATAAAGGCGCATACTATATAAGCTTTTATCGTCTTGGGCTAGATAATCTCTTTTACGCAATGCGCCAAGCGGAGCTTAAATACAGGGCTTTGATTGTTTGGTATAAAGCGGGCGGGACATTAAGCAATAGCGACTATAAAAGCAATTATGAGCCTATTGTGTACGGTTGGGTTAAAGAGCATAGTTTCAACGGTGGCAAAGCCGAGTGGGACTTTTGGGATATAAACAAGACTAAAAAAAACGACTTACACCCCACAATGAAGCCCGTGCAATTAGTAGAGCGTGTAGTTTTCAATAGTAGCCAAACAAAACAAATCGTCCTTGACCTTTTTGGCGGTAGCGGTACAACGATGATCGCTTGCGAAAATCTATCACGCAAAGCCCGTTTAATGGAACTCGATCCCAAATTTGCTCAAGTAATCGTCCAAAGATGGTGCGACTACACACAGATAGA